ATAATATACCAATAATAATACTATATACCTTACATATATATATTATTTCTTATTATGAACAGAAGGAAAGAACTGGATGTTATTCATTCTATTGCAATACATAATTATAACGGTTGTCAAAGCTCTCAGTCTGAATCATCTGGCCTGACGCCGCTCTAGGTCCAATAACTCTGTAGATACGGCGGCGCCGCGGCCATGTTTCCAGTCAGTTTTAAGATGTAGCGCAGCCTCAGCCGGGCGAGAAAGCATCCTCACGGGCTTTTATGCGGCGACGCGTGGCGATGCCCGTTTGTAGTTACACGGCGGTGTACCACAGACCAAGTAGTCAAGATTTTCCGCTGGGACGATTCGGCGATGAAACACAGACGAACTGACACCGAGCTGTGCTTTTATGCAGCGCCGCCTCGCTCCGTGGGTATGTAAGGCTCGGTGCTTTTATGCGATGCAAAGCAACACAGATTGCATGAGACCGCGGCGGCTGAAGCGCAACATTGACTGACCGAGGCTACACTGCGTCACTAAGCACCGTCCGACCATGGCCGCATTGCTCTCGCCAGCCGAGCTTGTCCACGAACTAGTAGATAGCCCGGCGCTGGCGCGCTGAGGCAAGGCTACCTGCTATGAGGTGCCGCCGCGGCCAGGCAGAATCGAATCTAAATGTTTGACGCAGCCGGTAAATAATTTTCCTAAAACTGGACACAAACTACAAGTTCCGTGTTATAATTATATTAGAGTTAAGAAACTGAGTGACGACTCTAGCGGTTATATCATGACGGGAAACAAACCACGCGGCTACCGCATCAAATTAAAATAACATATGTACAGCCGCATGATTCCATGGTATAATAAATATAGAGTTAAGAACGAAGCTCTTAACCAAATAAGCTGGCCACTGCGAAGTGTGGCAGCCGCTTGGATGAAGCGGAGAAAAGGAGACTACCATGTCTGAAAAAATGAATAACTTGTTCGCAGCGAACACAAATGAAACCACTACCACAGGTGCAAGAAGCCTTGCAGGAACCGCTCAGCTTACGAGCATTGCAAACACAATCGCTCAGGACCTCATCAAGAGAATTGGCGATGAGACTGAGACCTACGGCGAGCAGTTCGAAAATTCAAAGATAGACCACAACGCGATGGACGCGCTAATCAATCTGATGATTGACCTCAGCACTGTAGAAGCTGAGTTCCTCAAAGAGCTCGACGAGGAGACGCTGAACAGCATGCTGAAGAGCCAACAGTCGAAGCGCTCCCGCAGCAAGAACAAAGTGATGACCGTTGACAACTACAGGAACCTCATGTCTGGTGCCGTGTCTGAACTGTTAATTCGTCAGGCCATGGGCAAAGCAAAATCCTCAATGGGTTACCGCAGAGCGTCGGGCTCAGTCGAGTACACAGCCGAGGAGCTTGAGACATTCAAGAACGACCAGGAGGCGCTGAAGCGCGAAATCCGCAATGTGCAGTCGAAGAAGTCCATCATGAAGAGCAAGGCTGACTTCACTGAAGAGGATGAGAGATGGACTCAGCTCATAGCTGCTGAAGAAACTCTGAAGGGCATGCGTGTCGGAGGCGGCGTTAAGACAGTGGTTGTAGATAAGACTGGTGAACAGTTGAAAGCTGAACTTGGCGACAAGGATATTGACAGCCTCAAGGCCGCTGATGCTAAGGCCCTGTTGAAGAAACTGCTTGAAGCCGCTGGTGGCAAAGTCGAAGCTGAAGAACCAACAGCCGAATAACTACAATGATAATCTCTCGCATAAAGACCCGCTGGACTTGTCACCCAGCGGGTCATATCTTTAGCCTGCGGTGCAGCCGCGGTCATGCAACACCGTGGAGTGCTTTTATGCGGCTCAGTACCACCCTGACTAGTGACAGCTTCGGTGGCTCTATTCCTCACAGTCTCGCTGCGGCTGGCTGCAGACTAGTAGATAGCCCAACTCAGCCCAGCTGTGACTGACTACGAGCGGCGCGGCGGTGAGAAATATATTTGAAAACTGGACACAAACCGCAAGAAATATGATATAATATAAATATAAGATGAAAGGAGCAAATAATATGAAATTAAACGTAATTAAGCAAGCACTTGACATGTATCTAGCAAGAGGCGGTTGGTCGGACGAAGAGCTACAAGAAATCAATGAGGCGATACGAGAAACGGCGAATATTGAACGAATTATTGAACCGAATAAAGATATTTGGCGCAATGAAGTGAGAATAGTCTCCGTTGAAAGTTCGTGCGATATTGGCAACGCGTTGCTATACGACATCTATGGCCGACAATCTCGATTGACCGGCGGAATTGTATCACTCAAAGAGTTCATCGCCGGTGCTCGTAAAGAGTTCGGTTGTGAGTATCTCTCAGACGAGTTTCTACAAGACGCCTATGATATTGTCTCAGACCTATGGGTCGAGAACGAAGCCGACGGTTGTCACAACGCAGACGGCACCTTCAAACGCCAATAGTTGCTTTTATGCGGCTGGTCTTCGCTCAGGCAAGACACGGCCGCATTTTCTTTTATGCGATGCAGCGCGGCGTTGACTGGTCGCGGCTGCTCACGTTGCTTACGCTCAGTCCGGCCGAGGCTGGCTGCGGGCTAGTAGATAGCCACCCCGCTGACTGGCTGAGGCTGCACTGCGGCATAGAGAAAAGCCGCCCATCTCTGAGCGGCTCCTATCTACAATTCTCGCGTTGCTTGGAGTTCCTTCAATCGTTCTTTGAACTTCTGCCAGGGCGAGGCGGCCTTGGACTTCTCCACCGTGGTGGCCCACCTCTCCATCAGTTCTTCGTTCTTTTTATACAATGCTCTGTTCAGCTTCTGAATATCGCTTTGTAGTATCTCGGCCGCGACCGTTCCATCGGCATTCATTATGGTCATCTCTTGGTCAGGCCCTACCCACCTTTTAGGTCTCTTCATTTCAGTACCTCCTTTTAAGGGGTTGAGGCCCTTAGGCCTCAACCAATCCTTTCAACAATTCTACAATCTTCGCCTGGCTCAATTTGCCACTACCTTCGATGGTATCGATTATGGTTTGAATCTCGGTTTTACGCACGTTGTTTTCATCGACCGGCTTTATTGCCTCACGTCTTGCAATCAACATGGCTTCGATTTGGCACGCGTTTCTAAACTCATCGTTGTCGCCTTCGACGTCGGTCAACCAACGGCTCAAGGTCTTTTTAGATTGAATTGAACGAATGGCTTTGATGGTCTTGTCATAATCAAGTTGGTCAACGTCGGCTTGGTCATATTGGGTTACGGGCTTTTCCTTAGGGTCAAGAAGTTGGCGGGCTTCTTTTAAGATTTGTTCTTGCTTGATAACCTCGGTCATTTCGGTCTCATAGGTTGCCTTGCCCTTTTGCTTTTTAAGACGGCACTTGATTGATTGAACCCTTTTAAGTTCTCTTGCGATGTTCTCCACTGAGCCCAGCTCCGCTGCTACCTTTTCTACTTCTTTCAGATTTGTCTTTGTCATGATAATCTCTCGCTTTCTTATTTGATTTGAGTAGTGGTTCTTGACTCACTCTCTAATATTATTATATCATGTTCTGGCCGATTTGTAAATAGCTTTTTGAAATTTCTTTCAAATAATTTCTACCAGAGATTTGATATAATTTCTGTGCGGTTTGACTAGGGTCTCTCCGCTTGAGATTGATTCATTACTCACTCTCTAATAATATTATATCATATCCGATTGGATTTGTAAATAGGCAAACTGCACAAACTTGAAAGAAATTTCTTGTGCAATATGACAGAACATTTGTTCTGCACAGAACAAATGTTCTGTGCAGAACAGCCTAAAATTGTGACCGGTTTCTGTGCATTTCGGCAGCGCCTGGCGCGGTGGCGCTTGTTCTAGCCAACTAATCCAAACTTAATTACTTGTAATAGACAGAGAATCCAAACTGAAACAATAGAAAGCCTAAATATAGAACAGAATGAATGCCTGACCGAGGCATCTATTCTGGCAGAAAATATTGGGATTCTATACCTACTTCTTACTGTACGTCGCACCGCGGCCTTAAATGAGCCAATATACGACGCGCACTCTAGCCCAGCGCTCCTATTTAAGAATACTTGTAGATTCCAAGCCCTTTGTTAATTATACATATAATTATATGAGTAATTTACGTGCTACGCGTCCATATTCAAATATAACAAGTACGTGGGTAATTATATGGGGATTTATAAGCCTTTAATATTACGAACGTGTAACGGGTGTTATAATTACTCAGACTCCTCGCGGCATCTACAATGTCAGAATATTACTTGTAGCTATTGCGGGTAACCAAGGCGCGTATAATAATAATGAGGGTGTCAGAGGCACTCTGACAGGCTATAAATTGGAGGTGATTAGATGCCGGATGAGCTGGTACCAGTTAACGATGCTATACCTGAAGTGCTGATAACGTGCAAGCGCTGCGGCATGGAGAAGATAGCATCAAGTCGAGATAAGCACCTCTGCGTAGAATGTGCGAATGCTGAGAATACTCGTATCACTTACTACAGACAACATCAGGAAGACTGGGTCGCGGCGGCTAAGGAGCAAGGTATAGACTTGTGGTTACAGCAGCCGGGTGAGACACAGTGGGAATACACTGTCTGGACTAAGTATAGGGACAGTTATCCTGGGAAGAAGCCGTCTTATGGTTCCGTCGCCGAGGAGCTTGGGACTACCTACAACGTGGTCAAGAAGATAGCACAGCGTTGGAGCTTCCCAATGAGGATGCAGGCCTGGATGGTTGAGTGTGACCGCATTACGATGCTGCAGCGCAGAGACGAGATTTTGACCATGAATAAGGAGCATGTAGACATGGCTACTGTGCTCCGCGAAAAATTGAAGAAGGCAATTGAGACTATTGACCCGGTGGCTCTGAAGCCAGGCGAGATTGCTAGCTTAGCTAAGTTGGCAACTGAGATGGAGCGTAAGGCTCGTATCGATACTATCGCCCAAGAGGAAGCCAGACAACCGCTGCTTGTAGATACAGGCAACCCAGAGCTCAAGAAGAATGAGACTAAGAAGGATGACCTCAAGGAAGTCATGGACATCTTGCTTAAAGCTGGTGCGCTTGGCGACATTACTCACATTGGAGTGCGCCGCACAGAAACTACAGAAGTTGCGCTTGTAGATAAGGATGGTCAGAGCTCTTCAATTGTGATGGAGGATGATGACTAGTCGTGAGGAATAAGAAGATGTATGGTGAGTATACGTCTGAGGACTTTAGCAACGGCACGAGGCGCTGTGTCTTTTGCGGGCAGATTAAGCATCTAACTGACTTTCCGAAGAATGGAAAGGATAGAGATGGTAAGACTGTCTACAGGCAGGATTGTAAGACCTGTTATAACATCAGACGAGAGGTGAAATATATAGTTGAACAGATTACTACTCTCATGGGTGCGATAGGTGCTATTGCATTTGTGGTGTCGGTTATTACACAGGTTCTTAAGGGGGTTAAACCTCTGGATAAGCTGCCTACTGACATCTTGGTCTTTATCCTTTCTATCGTACTTACTCTTGTAGCTTTCTTCGCTTATGCATCGTATGCAGGCTTGGCGATTCTGTGGTACTATGTCGTTGGTGCTGTTATCGCTGGGTTTATTGTTGCATTTGTCGCGATGTACGGCTGGACTAAGCTGAAGGAACTCTGGGATAGGTTCAAAACTGGTGAGTAAGGAGAAGCTCCTGCTCAAAAGGCAGGAGCTATTCTTTAGAAAGGAGGCTTCGTATGGACCTGACTAAAGTCGATTCAGATGAACTACAGAAATTGCTTACGCCGAGACTTACAAAATATATTCCGTTTGACCCAACACCAAAGCAGCGAGCCTTCTTGCTTATGAATCAGACAAAGGAGATTCTTTATGGTGGTGCTGCAGGTGGAGGTAAATCGGTTGCTCAGCTTATGGCAGCGTTACAATTTGTAGATATTCCTGGATATTCGGCTATCCTATTTCGTAAGATTTATGCTGACTTGTCTCTACCAGGTGCTTTGATTGATATGTCGAAGCAGTGGCTGATGCCGTTTGTAGAGAGTAAGGAAGTTCGTTGGTCTGAGAAAGATAAGCAATATAACTTTCCATCTGGTGCTTCATTAAACTTTGGCTATCTTGAATCAGCAAATGACTGTTTCAGGTACCAGGGCGCGGAGTTCCAGTATATAGGAATGGATGAAGTAACTCATATTGACCCTGCTAACTACCGTTACCTGTTCTCACGTCTTAGAAAGCCAAAGACACTACAAGTTCCTTTGAGATTTAGAGCGACGGCAAACCCTGGCGGGCAATTTGGTGAGTATTACTATCAGCGATTTTTCGTTGAAGGTCCTGAAAAAGGACGCATATTTATTGGTGCAGGCCTTGATGATAACCCGTATCTTGATGCAGATGCTTATCGTGAATCACTTGATGAGCTTGACCCTGTTGAGAGAGAAAGGTTACTTAACGGTAACTGGGAAATTAAGGCATCTGGCGATATGTTCAATAGGCATTGGTTTAATATCGTGCCATTTGATAATGTACCACCTGGAGCTCGCACAGTTAGATACTGGGATATGGCTTCAACAGACCCTGCAAAAAGAAAGACAAAATCAAGGGACAAACGTGAACCTGACTGGACCGTTGGGTTCAAGCTCACACACTACCAAGGAATGTACTGGATTGAAGACATAGTACGTGTTCAGAAATTACCTCTTGATGTAGAGAAGATTGTCAAGGCGACCGCTGAAGAAGATGGGTATTCTGTGGCCATAAGGATGGAACAGGAGCCTGGTTCATCAGGCGCGTATACGATTGACCACTTCGCAAGAGGTGTACTGAATGGATATGACTTTGCTGGTGTCATTTCCTCTGGTTCTAAAGTTGAGAGAGCTAGAACTGCCTCTGCTGCATCACAAGGTGGTAAGGTTCTTATTTCAAATCGTTGTAGAAACATTCTACCGTTTCTCGATGAAGCTGATGTTTTTCCTTACGGTTTGAAAGATGATACTATTGACGGTTTCTCTGGAGCATTCAATTATTTCCGAGGACCTTCTCTGGTGAGAGTACCATCAAGTGTTAAGAAAGTCGGCGGTTCATACTGGTCAAGATTTAATAGGAGGTGACACACTTGGAAAATACCAACAAAGTTGTTAATTTCAAACAACTAGGTACAACGGGCCTGAAGCGATACGGACCGTATGTATACGAAGAGTTTTTACCTGAGCTACGCTGGCCACGTGCGGGTAAAATATACCAAGAAATGGCTGATAATGACCCAGTTATTGGCGCAATATTGTATCTTGCTGAGATGTTGATACGCGGTACATCATGGTCTGTAGAACCTGCATCTACAAGTAAAGAAGATACAGAAGCAGCTAAGTTCCTAAAAGAGTGCATGGATGATATGGAGATGTCTTGGCCGGACATTATTTCCGAGATTTTGTCTATGCTTACTTATGGATTTAGCTTCCATGAGATTCTTTACAAGGTAAGACGAGGCCCTACAGAGCGAAGTGCACGTTACAGAAGCAAGTATTCTGACGGTAGAATTGGCTGGAGAAACCTGCCAGTCAGGTCTCAGAACTCCTTAAATGGCTGGATTTTCAATAAGGATAATGAAGCAGTTGCTTTCGAGCAATTAGCAGAACCTAACTATCAGAAAGTTATTATACCATTCAGTAAAGGATTGCTTTTCCGTACGCGTGTTACAAGAGACAACCCTGAAGGCAAATCTTTGCTTCGAAATGCTTATAGACCTTGGTTCTTTAAGAAGCATTTTGAAGAAATTGAGGGTATTGGCATTGAAAGAGACCTTGCAGGCTTCCCGGTTCTTCAGTCTCCTGAGGGATTGGACCTTTGGAATGAAGATGACCCAAACATGGTTGCCTTACGGTCACGAGCAGAAGAGCTTGTAGCTAATGTTAGACGAGACAGTGAGGAGGGCGTGCTTCTCCCATATGGGTGGGACCTTAAGCTTTTGACGTCTGGTTCCTCAAGACAAATTGATATTGGAACTACAATCGAGCGTTATGATAACAGAATTGCGATTACAATGCTTTCTGATGTTATCTTACTTGGTAATAAGTCAGGTTCATTTGCATTGGCTGATACAAAACAGTCTATGCTTGCAGCATCATTACAATCTCAGCTTCTTAATATTGCTGATGTATTTAATACGGATGCAGTACCGAGACTTTTTCAGGCAAATAACTTTGTAGGGCTTACAAGCCTTCCTAAGATTGTTCCTGGACAGATTCAAACACCGTCTCTTAAGGAAGTTGCTTTGATTCTTCGTTCAATGGGCTTGAAGATAAATGATGACCGTGACCTACAGAACTATCTCAGACGTATTATGAATATGCCTGAGCTTAGTGAAGAGGAACACAAGGCAATCTATAGCTCAAGTGCTAAAAACCCTAATAATGCGGGTAATGAGGAAACAACGACTGACCCTGTAGATGACACTTCTCAAAAGGACCTGGAACAAAATGACATGAACTATACGGGAGGTGAAAACTAATGGACATAAAAAGAGGCGTTGGAGTAATTGTAATGCAAGGTAGTAAGGTTCTTACTGCTACACGTACAGATGATGGAACTATCTGTGGGCCAGGCGGCCATCTTGATGATGGTGAGGATTTGAAATCAGCTGCTCTTAGAGAGACTGAAGAAGAGTTTGGTATAGTTCCTACAGAGTTAGAGCTTCTTGGAGAACTATCAGGTATGCCTGAAGAGTACTGTAATTCTACTGTGTACCTTTGCACTCAGTACGAAGGTACTCCGGTCGCAGATGGTATTGAACAAAAGTCTGCTAACTTTGTAGAATTAAGTGACCTTCTTGAGGCAGATAACCTGTTTTTACCGTTCAAGGCTTCATTAAGTTTACTACAACAGAAGAACATGTCAATAACTACTACTTTCAAAGTTGCTAAAGCAAATGACAGTGAGGGTCTTGTAAGCGGTTGGGCTAATGTAGCAGTTAATGCTGATGGTAGTCTGCCCTTGGATTGGCAAGATGACATCATAAGGCCAGAGACCCTTGAGAAAGCAGCTATCAACTTTATGATGGACTATCGTGGCAGTGGGGCGATGCATGAAGGCGATTCTAAAGGAATTGTTGTAGAATCTATCGTATTCACTAAAGAAAAGCAAGCTGCGATAGGCATTCCAGAGGGTATCATACCTGAGGGATGGTTCATTACTGTCAAAATACTCGACCCTGTAGTTTTTGAGCAAGTAAAGAATGGTACATTCAAAATGTTCTCGATTCAGGGCCACGCAAAGCGTGTTGAGCTTTAATGTTATTATTTGCAACCAATCAGCGTATAATATAATTAGGAGGTGAGTTTGGATGCCATACTTACTTGAAGACTTGGTCGTTGACCGGGTCGACTTAGTTGATGAAGGTGCCAATTCGGCTGCTTTCATAGAACTTTTTAAGAGAAAGGAGCGAAAGGAATCTATGGACTACAAAGAAGTCATCGCAAAGATGAGCCCTGAGCAAGGGAAGCTTGTTCAAGCCGAACTCGATAAGTTGGCTGGAGAAGTTACCAAGGCTAAGGAAGATTTGGCGACAGTAACCACTGAGCGCGATGAGGCAAAGAAGCAGCTTGACGAAACCAACGGAAAGCTTGAAACGGCAAATGACGATTTGGCAATAGCTAAATCAGAACTTGATGCGTTAAAGCAGGATGAAGGTAAAGACGGTGCTGCTAAAGCGGCTTTCGATGAGGAAGAGACTATGAAAGCCATGCCTAAGGAAGCTCGTGAGCTGTTTACCAAAATGAAAGCTCAGAAAAATGCAGCTGAAGAAGAGCTGCGAAAAGCTAAGGATGCTGAGAAGCATGCGGATGCGGTTGCTAAGGCGGCTACTTTGAAATCTTTGCCAATTGAACAGGCTAAGCTCGTAGAGCTTGTGAAGGGTGCCACACCCGAAGTTCTTGAACTGCTTGCCACCGTTGCTACTGCAATGGATGAAACAGTTCTCGGCGAAGTTGGTAAGAGCAAGGCTGGTGCGGGTACGGCTTCCACAAGCAACGAAGCATGGGCCCAGATTGAAGCTAAGGCTGACGAGGTAGCGAAGAAAGACAGTATTTCCAAAGCCAAAGCAATCTCAAAGGTTGTGAATGAGAATCCCGACCTTTACAAACAATATCTACAAGGAGGTGCGAACTAATGCTTACTGCTTATGAAATCCCTGGAAGTCAGTTTAGTCTTCCGGCAACAACTGCAATTGGCAGATATCGCTTTGTCTCCATTGATGCTACTGGTCAGGCAATTCAGGCTACAGCTAGTACGGATGTTATTGGCGTTTCTCGTAATGAGATTGACCCCGTTAAATATCCGGATGCACAGGTTGTAGATATTGCGGACGGTATCATGATGGTCGAAGCGGCTGCAGCCATTCCGTGCGGTTCGAAAGTTGTTTCGAATGCGGATGGTAAAGCCATTGTTGCAACTGGTGATACCGTTGTTGGTATTGCTTTTTCAGACGCGGCGGCCGCAGGCACAATAATTGCGGTAAAACTTTAAGAAAGGAGAATAGACAATGCCTGAAATGAATCAAGCTCATATTGATAGAGCGTTAACCAATATGTCAGTTGCTTATATGCAGGATGAATCCGCATATATCGCTGATAAAGTTTTCCCGATTGTTCCTGTTAAGCGCCAGTCTGATGTGTTCTACATCTACAACACTGGAGACTTTCTCAGGGACGAAGCTCAGGTGCGTGGCCGTATTGCAGAATCTGCTGGCGGTGATTACGACCTTGAGACTGATGTTTACCACTGCAAGAAACACGCTTTCCATAAGGACGTTGCTCCTGAGGACCGTATCAACTACGATGAACCTCTTGATGCAGACAAGGATGCACAGATTTACGTCACCCAGAAGATGCTTATCCGCAGGGAGATGGAATGGGCGTCCAAGTTCTTCAAAGCGGGTGTATGGACAAGAGAGATTACCGGTGTTGCAGCTACTCCTGCAGCGGCTCAAGCAATCTTCTGGAATCTTGATACATCCAACCCTATCGGTGATGTTACCAACGAAGGTATTCGTATGGCCGGCCTTACCGGTATGAAACCGAACACTTTGGTTCTTTCCCCGTACGTGTTCAATGCATTGAAGAATCACTTTGATGTTCTTGACCGTATCAAGTACACTGAAACCGGTATTGTTACTACTGCGTTGCTTGCTTCTTTGTTTGAAGTTCAGAACGTGTATGTAGCATGGGCTGTAGTTAACTCTGGTAAGAAGGGTGCTACAGATGATATTGGCTTCATTATGGGTAAGAATGCTCTGCTTTGCTACAGCAATCCTACTCCGAGCCTTCGTTCTGCTTCTGCTGGTTACATCTTTGCATGGACTGGCCTTGAAGGTGCTGGTGCGTATGGTAACAGAATCGTAAGACTTCCGATGGACCTGCTCGGCCTCGGTGTAGAACGTATCGAAGGAGAAATCGCATTCGACGCTAAGAAGATTGGCGATGACCTCGGTGTGTTCTTCAAGGACATCGTACAGTAATGTCATACTTCATTTGTCGGCGTGCTTTCCGCGATGCGGAGGGGCCGGTACCTGTCGGGTCAGTTGTTGACCCGACAGGAATTAAAAGATTCAGGTTCCGTCTACAGGAAAAACATATTGTAGAGGTTACCGAGCAGAACTTTGAGCAGTATGCTACTTTGTTTGAGCAGAGGTACGGTGTTACTATTCCGAAGCTTGACGAGGTACCTTCAAAGGAATCTGATGAAGAGAAAGAACTGCTTGCTAAGCGCGTTGAAGAATTAGGACTTGATTTGCCTGAAGACTTAACGTTTAAGCAGGTACAGGCAGCGGTTGCAGAAGCTGAGGAAAAAGCCAAAGCAGAAGCTGAGGAAAAAGCCAAAGCAGAAGCTGAGGAAAAAGCCAAAGCAGAAGCTGAGGAAAAAGCCAAGGCAGAAGCTGAGGAAAAAGCCAAGGCAGAAGCTGAGGAAAAAGCCAAAGAGGCTACTCCAGTTGCAAAAGCTACTGCGAAAGCAAAGGTGACTGAGAACATTAAGTAGGAGGTGATAAGATGTCTTGGAGCTACTCTGGAAATCCAAAGGATAGTCCTATAGATGAAGTACGTTTTCTTGTAGGTGATACAAATAAGAATGAACCGATTCTGCAGGACGAGGAAATCCAATATCTTATCGACGAATACGGTGCTAATGCAAATGTTCTCAGATACTATATCTTTACGCATGTAGCTACAATCTTTGCAAGAGACATAAAAAGAACCCTTGGACCTCAATCCGAAGACCCTACAAAACGGCTGGAATATTTTCAGCAGCAAGCTAAGCATTATGAAGGCTTGTTAGCTAGCGCAGGAATATCGTTGCCTAAGTATGCTTATCCTAAAGTTTTCAGAAAGGGTATGCAGAACAATCCGCCATGGCCCTTAAGGGCTGGAAAGCTGGGTGACAATCTTGTATAATAGCTTAAAGTCTTGGATGAACTTAACCGCAATACGAAAGCCTTTTATTAAGCGCTCAGGAACCGGTGCAAAAGTACTTGGTGACCCAATCAATATGGACTGTTATGCTGAGGGTAAGGTACAGGTAGTTACAAACAAGGAAGGTAAAGAAGTTGTTTCTAACAAGATTCTGTATGTAGATGGACCTACAGAAATTGATGAGCTGGACAATGTAGTTTTTGAAGGTAGAGAGACTGAGGTCAAAGCTATTGGATATTATTACAGAAATGGTCAGCCAGATATAAAGTTGGTGTATCTATAATGAGAGCGACGATAGACTTCAACTTTCCTAAGAATGAGCTACAAAAGTTTGATGCAACTTGTCAAATTGCTATACAGAATGTTTTCAGAGGTACAAAGAAAGCCACTGAAGCAGCTTGCCAGGAGATTATTGGCGAGAGTATGGCACAAGTACCAAAAGAAACCTACACGTTGCTGATGAGTGCTTACTATGAAGTATCGCGAAGAAGCGACACGGCTCTTACCACTTGGGCTTATGAAGCAATCATAGGCTATGGAGGAAATGGAGACCCAATAAATCCTAAGACTGGTCGACCTGCTTCTTCTTATATGCTTGCTGTTCATGAAGATATGACTGCAGTACATTTGAATGGTAAGGCTAAGTTTTTGGAAGACCCAGTACGAGAATATGCAGCTAGCAAGTTCAAGCGAACAGTATTCAAGTATGCACAAGAATCTTTAGCTTCAATGAGTGATTAGAAAGGAGGGTACTTATGGGACAGCCATTATTGCTTGACATCATTACATTCTTAACCACTAAAAACGTTGTTATAGGAGACGGTGTCGATGCATTTCGTGACTTTATTCCCGAAGAACCTGATACACTGATTGCTCTTATTGAGTATAGGGGAGACCCTATGATTCCAGTTGACCCGACGGCGCATCGGTCGGTTCAAGTATCTACAAGAAATAAAGATGCAGACCTTGCGAGGCAGAAAGCGTTAGAGATTTTCAAAGTCTTTGTAGACAATCAAGACGAGACTGGTAGGATAGACCTTACTGAATCTCGGTGGGGGCAACTATACCTACGACAGCCACCGTTTAGATACAAGACTGATGAAAACAATCGAGCGTATTACTGTTTCAATATAGGAATCACAACTAATATTGAATAGGAGGAAAAAACTATGGCTATGAGAATAGGTTGCGATAATCTTCATTATGCTTTGATGACTACTGAAGATACAGCAACGACCGCACCTGTTTACGCTGCTATCAAAGCTGCACCTGGTGTAATGCACGTAAACATCAATCCTAACGCTTCGCTTGCCACTGCTTTCTTCGATGATGGCCCTGGTGATACGGCTTCTACTCTTGGTAATATCGATGTTGAGATTCAGAAGAACTCGCTTACCACTGAGAACAAAGCTGATTTGCTCGGTCACACGATTGACGCCAACGGCGGTGTTGCTTACGCAGACGATGATACTCCACCGTTTGTAGCTATCTCCTTCCGTACGCTGAAGTCCAATGGTAAATACCGTTATGTATGGCTTTACAAAGGCCGTTTTGCGGACCCTGAAGATAACAGCGAAACTAAGGCAGACAGCATCAACTTCCAGTCTGACACGATTTCCGGTCAGTTTGTTAAGTTGAGTAACCCTACTACTATCGGTTCCAAATCTAAGAGACTTTGGAAGTACGAACTTGACTCTGATAACCCGGATGCCAGCCAAGCGGCAATGGACACCTGGTTTGACGCAGTTAAGTTCCCGTCCTAAGAAAGGAGGATTAAACAATGGCTAATGTTTTAACATTGCAGGTTGATTCTTCTGGTGCTGTAAAGCATGCTCTTATCAACGGTGAAGACGTTGGTGAGGTTGTGGCAGTTTCCCAGTCTTTGGTCAGAGGTTCTCTGCAGGGTGCGCTTACCTTGAAGTTCACAGAAGTGACTGTTGAGGAAGCGCCGCCTGAAGCGCCTACTGCAATCACGGCTACCTTTGTAGGTGGTGAATCTTCAATTGCAATTACTATTACAGCTCCAACTGTTGGAAGCGGCAATAGATTTGCATAGCCGATGGCGACAGTTCCGGCGGCTCCTAATAAGGGAGATGTCATTTCAGGAACTACAAACATGACCGGCAATAGTGCTACTGTTAATCAGGGTGCAGACGGTGACGGCTACTTGCTTTATGAGCTTGATAGTCAGAACAAAGTTGTTAGCTACCTTGGTCACAAGCTTGTGTCCGGTGAGTTCATTCAATCTTAAAAATCGTTAGAAGGAGGAAATCTTAATGTCTAATGTAGCTGATGTGAAGAGTAAGACAATTAAGATTGCCCTCAGTGACGGCGTTCAGCGTACCGTAAGGTTTACGCTGAATGCTTTGGCTGAGCTGGAGGATAGATACGGTTCTGTTCAAAATGCTTTTGATAAGCTGGAGAAAGAGAACAGTATGAAAGCCTTGCGCTGTATCCTTTGGGCAGGTTTTCTGCATGAAACACCTGACCTGACAGAACAGGAAGTCGGCAATCTTATCGATGTAGCTTATATGCAGGAATTAGTAGGTTCCTTGAACTTGGCGCTTGAGCAGGACTTAACGCCGAAAGAAGCAGAGGAGACCGTACCGAATGGTGACCAGGACCCAAACGCTTAAATCCCGATAATAGTGCTGGGGCCAATCCATTCGTTGAAAGAGATGCGTGGGATTGGCCCTACATTTTATATGTCGGGAGAGTTTGGTTACACTACACCGAAGAGGAGATATGGAATATGACTCCTCGCAAGTTTAAGTCGCAGCTGGATGTGCATCAAGATGTGCAACAGCAAATGAATGGAGACTCTTCTAGCAGAGATGCAAAAGCTATGCAGAAGGCCATGAAAAAACAGCAAGTAACTACGGGATATATTGACCAAATCCCTAATTGGTAAAGGAGGTGTTAGCTTGGCTAGTTTCGCTGATTTAACTGCAAGACTTAATTTGAATATTCAGAACTTTGCGTCAAACTTAAACTCAGCCACGGGGATGATGAATCAGTTTGCTCGTACTATGAATGGTACAATCAACTCTGGTATGGCAGACCCAGCTAAGGAGACTTACACCGTCTTTACTGATGTTAAGAGAATTGTTCAAGGTATCTTAATTTCACAAGTATTCTATCAGGGCATGCGTAAAATCAAAGATGCTACCAGTGCTACATGGGAGTTTGCAAGCAGTCTTGAATATGCTCAAATAGCATACTCTAACTTGTTCGGAAATACTGAACTTGCTACAGAGTTTATCAATGTATTGAAGGACTTCGCTGCCGTTACACCTTTTGGCTTCACTGAAGCTGAGAAGGCAGCGAAGCGCCTTCTTGCATATGGAATTGAATATAAGAACGTCATGTATGTAATGCAGGGCGTTTTATCAGCGTCTACTATGATTGGTAGTGCTCAAACAATTGAATCTGTGTCAAGAGCACTTGGTCAGATAAATACCAAAGGACGTCTATATAATGAAGAGATGAGACAGCTTACTGAAGCTGGTATTCCTGCTTATGAGATTCTACAAGAAAAGTTAGGTCTTACACAAGACCAGCTTAAGAATCTTGCTAAGAATGCGGTACCTGCAAGTGTAGCTATCAATGCTCTTGTAGATGGCATCAACGAGCGTTTCGGTGGTGTTGCTCAAGTTTCAAACTTAACAATGCAAGGATTGTTTGCTAATCTAAAAGATAACCTCTTGATGATTAGCTCGGAGGCGATTCAACCTCTCTTCAATAGAATAAAGGCATTGCTTGTTCCTTTCGTTGAGTTCGTAACTGAATTAAGAAACATTGTAGATACTCAAGGCTTAGGTGGTTTGTTCGAGAGACTTATTCCACCTGAGATGCAAGCAACTGTTAGAATGTTCATTGCAAACTTGATGAATCTATGGACTGTTGTAAAGATTAACTTGGCTAATGCTTTCAAAGTATTTAAGATAGTACTTGAAGCTGTTATCCGAGTCTTTAATGCATTTGCTCCAGTAGTAACTGCTGTGCTTGATGTTACTGCCCGAATTACTCAAGCTATTTTAAGTAATGAAAAAGCAGTTAGATTCTTAACTATGGCGCTTGCTGCCTGTGCAGCTATGTGGATTATATTTAAGATTCAAGCCGTCGCCTCTGCAGGTGTTGTAAACTTGATTTCAAAAGCTGTCCTTGGACTTTCTAAAGCTCTAACCTTTGTAGTTGCTCATCCTTTCTGGGCTCTACTGATTGGACTTGTAGGTGTTGTCGTTGGTCTGAGTGGCGGATTCAATAAGCTGGGTGATGCTGTCAATGGATTCTTTAAGAAGCTTACTCAGTTCAATGGAGTTGACCCTGACAAATTACTTCTTCCTAGTCAGAAAGAGCGCGCGGCTGACCTTGATAAGTTTAATCAGAAGTTATCTGGCACAGGCGATGCAATGGATAGTCTGGCAGATAAGACAGGTAAAGCTACAAAGGCTGCTAAAGGACTACTTTCATTTGATGAAGTCTTCAAGCTTAATGAACCTGATGAAGGTACTGATAGTGGTCTTACTGATTGGGGCGATTTTGAACTTCCTGACTTCGGTGGTATGGGTGAAGCTCTTATTCCTGAGATTCCGAGCTTTGACGGTTTTGCTACTGACTTTGTAGATAACCTGCTTGAAGCTTTAGGCGGGAAAGAGAAACTACTAAGTGCTGGTATTGGTGCTTTGCTTGGAGCAGCTCTTGGTTACTTAATTGGTGGACCGTTAGGGGCTAAGATTGGTGCGGCTATTGGCGCATTAGTTGGTTGGTTCTGGCCTCAGATTGCAGAAGCTCTTGGTCTTACTGACGTTGGTAAAATTGCCTTGCCTATTGCAACAGTTCTTGGTGCCGCCATAGGATGGGTTGCAGGGGGCCCCCTTGGTGCTGTAATAGGAGCAGCCATTGGTGCTCTAGTAGGCTGGATAATTGATAAGATTGCTAAAGGACTTGAGACAGGAGATTGGACCGGCATTGGATTACCGATTGGTATTGGCCTAGGTGCTGGTATTGGTTTCTTGATTGGTGGTCCTTTAGGAGCTCTTATCGGTGGAGCAATTGGTGCTCTTGTAGGTCATGTAGTTGACCTCTTTATAGACGGTTTCACAAATGGTAACTGGGATGCTGGTGGTATAGCAATGAGCCTTGGACCTCTTATTGGAGCAGGTATTGGTATGATTGTCGGTGGTCCGGCTGGTGCTGCTATTGGTGCTGCTATTGGCTTACTTGTAGGTTGGATAGTAGACCTGATAGTTGACAACTGGGATGCCATAGTTGATTGGTTCAAAGGTGTTGGAAAATGGTTCGGTGAAGTATTCAGTACAATTGGTGAGTTCTTCGCTAATGTAGGAAAAGCCATTGGTGAGTTCTTTGGAAATGTTGGTCAATGGTTATCTGATGCTTGGACTAACCTTAAAACTTGGTTTGGCAACGTACTGACCGGTATAGGTGGTTTCTTCAAGAATATCTGGTCTAGTGTTTCTGGTTGGTTTAGCAACTTATTCACTAAGATTGGTGAGTTCTTTGGTGGAATCTGGAATACTGTTTCAACATTCTTTAGTGATTTGTGGAATGGTATTGTTGAATGGGCATCAGATATATTTGCACCGCTGATTGATGCATTCAATAATCTCTTCAGTTTTATTGGAACTGTAATGTCTGATATATGGCTTGGTATCACTACTGTGTGGAATGATATTAAGACTGCTGTTGTAACAGTTGCTACTCAGATTTGGGAAACCTTGTCTGAAATCTTCTCCTTCATTAAAGACCTTGTAGTTAAGATTGTAACCGATATATGGACAGCAGTCTCTACATTCTTTAGTGATTTGTGGGAAAAGTTCTCAACCTGGATAAGTGACATCTGGACTAAGTTCACTACATGGCTTGGAGATATATGGAATAAAATATCTGAATGGTTTGGTCAAATCTGGGAAGCTGTTTCAGGTTTCTTCAGTCAGATATGGGAAGCAGTCTCAGGATTCTTTAGTGACATTTGGGATAGCTTCTCTACATGGGTAAGTGATGTGTGGACTAAGTTCACAACTTGGTTAAGTGACATCTGGAACAAGTTTACTGAATGGGCCGGTCAAGTGGTCGGCAAGGTGGCGACGTTCTTCAGCGACATTTGGAATAAGCTAACAACTTGGGTTGGTCAGATAGTTTCAAAGATTGGTGAGTTCTTTGGTAATATATGGAATAGCATTACAAGCTGGTTCTCTAAGTTCTTTAGTAAGGTTGGGGAGCTCTTCAGTAACATAGTAAGCTCTGTAGTTAATTTCGTTGCTAATGTCATCAATAAGTTTACGAACTTCTTCAGTGACCTTTGGACTGGTGTAAAGAATGGAACATCTAATATCTATAATACATTTAAGAACTGGGTAAATGACCTTTGGAACAATGTGTTTAGAAAATTCTTCGGCTGGATAAGCGATGGTATTAGCAAGCTCAGAGAATTCTTCAGGCTTGAGAGCAAGGCTAAGAATACTGATACAAGTTATACAAACTCAAGTTCTAATGTTAAGACAGGTCATGCAACAGGGGGTATTTTCAGAAGAGAGCATATTGCAAGGTTTGCCGAGGGAAACAAGGCTGAGGCGGTGATTCCTCTTGAGAACGATTCAGCAATGGAACCGTTTGTAAACGCTATATCTAATGGTATTATGCAAGGGTTGATGCCTACCTTCGCCGCATTAGCAGGTAATCAAGGAGGTTCAATGGGCGGCTCAGATAGCGAGGCCCTGCGGCCATTGTATGTTGGTACCCTAATTGCTGATGAACGTAGTTTAAAAGAACTTCAACGTAAGATGCATGTAATTGAACTTAATGAAAGTCAAAGGAGGGGAGTTTAATGGCTAACTTTCAATTGAGTGGGGTTGCTATTAAGAACCCCTCCGATTTTAAGATTGAGCGCTACAATGTTACTAACATGGAGAGGTTAGCAGATGCTAAGATGGTCGGAGACCTTATAGCTAAGAAGCATAAGTTTTACTTTACTTATGAAGCAATAAGTGGTTATGACTTAGATAAGATTCTTGAGCTTATCTGGGAAACAAATGAGTTATTCTTTCCACTAACATACACTGAGAACGGTACAACTAAAACAGCTACCGTGTATGTAGGTTCTATTCCCACAGAGTTGCATAGAGCAGGTAGAACTACAAACTGGATTTGGAGAAATGTAACTTTTAATTTGATTGAACAATAAAGAAGGAGGTGAAGAACTGTGAGACCTTTAGTAGATGCAGATTTCAATGCTGCCAGTAGAGAAATATCTATGCGCTTAGACATATATTTAGACGAGACACCTTTGGAAGTGACTAAACAAAACTATCTTATAGACTCTTCTTGGTTAGAAGAAGGTTCAGCGGATTCTTCGAATCCTTTTGGCGCTGTGTCTTCTAATGAACTTAGTTTTAGACTTTATAACGATAATGGAATATTTAGTCCAACCAATCCATCTTCACCATATTTTGGTAAGATTAGGAATGGGATAAAAGTTATACCATATATTAACGTAGAAGGTACTGAGTGGGAGCAACTGGGCGAATACTTCGTTACTGATTGGGAGGTAGCTATTACTGGTACATATGCTGACGTCATAACTAATGACCAATGGTATCAGATATTTAGCAGCGCTGCTCCCAACTATCCTGTAGCGTTGTCTTTACCTTTTAATGAAATGCTTTATGGTGTGTATGATTTAATGGGGCATTCTATTCAAGTAAGCGAAGAATTAACAGAAGTATTACCTGTTGCTTTTATAGAAGGCACGCCTTTAGACTTTACACAGGAAATGCTTACTGGTGCACTTGCTTTTTGCACTTGCGATAAGGCAGGTAGACCAGTAATCTCACCTTTTATAAGCAACAGACCTGTTAGAGCTGTCTTAACTGATGCAGACCAGATTAAAGTAGTCAATGCTAAACAATCTACAACAAAGACTTATGAAGGAGTAGAGTTGACATACGTTATACCGAGCTACACAGAAGTTAGTAAGCTAGTCGAACTAACTGATATAGAAGTAGCTCCTGGAACTACTAAGATATTGAACATAGCAAGCTCTTCAACACCTGTTCTAAAACATACTCTTGTAGATATACAGAGTACACTAGAGAAGGTATCATTAGTTACTTATACGGCTTCTTCTCAGTTGTTAAGTTTTGAAATAATGAATCCATCACAAGTGAGTGTAGCGGCCTCACTTTCTGTATATGGTATACCTGTTATTTTTACAGATGTTGTAATATCTGATAATAGCGCTACGTTGCTTAAAGTGAAAAGCAGGTATATTCAAACGATAGAGCATGCTATGAAGTACAGAGAACTTTTAGAGAACGTTGTAAATAGTCCTGTACCATTCTTATCCCTTTCTATTAGAGGTAACCCATTACTTAATATAGGAGATAGGGTTCAGGTCAATAGCGCTAATTACAACTTATTTTTTGATGGGGTTATACAGCGCATGTCTTACAATTATGATGGAGGTCTTTCATGTGAAATGACTCTTATGAATAGCTCTATCTTAGAGGAGGTTGTGTAAATGATATATGGCGAAAATATTTTATCTATACAACCTGCTGATTGGAACTTAACTAATGCCGATATGACTTCAGCTACTATAAATCTATACGCGGATGGAGTAGCTACCACTGAAATAAAGCAGACTAGATTACTATCTATACCTAGTATAATGATGCTTAGCTTAATCGTAGATAACTACACCAACACGTATGCTCCTACGGCATTTGCTAAGTTAACTATTGAAGCAACTGATGGAACCTATTTTGAGTACACCGTCCCTTTAGTGGAGATAAAAAATGGCACATGCACAGTTGAGATAAGTACAACTTCTACAGAATATGTCTCTTGTCGTTTCTCACTAATATCCGAGGAAAATATTCAAGTTCATTCATGGGCGCTATATGCTCCAGTTTCAGAGATTGTAGACTTAACAGAAGTAGAGGCTAAGCTTCCTAGATTGTTAGCAGACTATAATACTTCTACAATAGTTGTTTCACAGAGAGAAGAGACTATAGCTTTAATATCTGCTAGACTATTAGAAAATATAGACGTTAGAGGACAATTACAGATAACATATATTGCGTCGGACGCTTGTACAATTACTATACGATGTAAAGATAACAATGGAACAGAATTGTTTGCTCCCTTACTGTTTGATGTTTTGAAAGGTAAAGGTAGTCTAGGCGTTCCACATGCTTATCTTAAACGATTACTTGGATTGCATACTTTTACTGTAACAGCTCAATGTACAATTGGAACACTTTCATTTAATACTAGAGATATACTCTACACTATTGATGCTGGCTACCTAGCTCAACGTCATATAGATATAGATACTGACATTCAAGATATATCTGTAAGAAGACTTTCTACAGAGAGCTCGCCATCCTTCATTTATGCTGTTGGAGTAGATAGAGATAATATTATCCGTGTTAGAAGACGTCCTTATACTGAGCAAGGAGTTGTTGCTTGGGAACATATGTATCAGTATGCAGAAGGTACAAATGCTGCTATAGAGTTTAATGGTATATGGTATAGACCAATAGGGCAAGACTATTTTACACTACTATGTGAGGAACATCCGTGGGTATTCTGGGTGGATTTAGTAGGTAATCTTAGAGCTCAATATGGACCATATAATTTGGATGCTTTCATATTTGCAACAGATGTATCACAGGTTAAAGCTGTAAGAGGCTTTAAATCCGAAGAGTTCACCGAACAGGACCAAGGACTTGTTGTAGTTTATGTACGAGACGGCTTAGCATATTATAGAAACTATTGTATACAACCCTTTGGAAACTATGCTTGGGAAAAGGAACGTGAACTACCTCAACTAGGAACTGATATAACCGCTATTCATATTCATAGACTGAATGACTATAGGATAGGTATAGTAAGTTCTTCACCAAATGGAAATAAGTGGTTGATAACTACTAGAATGTATATAGCTGGCGCAGTATTGCCTGAGAACATCAGAAGTACTGTCCAAGACTTAAATATTATAGTAACCGCTCTTAATTATGCTAACTTTTATACGGCAGAACATATATCTAGTACTGTGCAAGATTTATATATTGGATGTGCCAAACCGATAAGTCCGTATATAGTAGAGGCTACTAATATAATGAATGAGACTACTGCCATATATGTAACATTCAGTGAAAAGTTGTTTGAAACATTAGCAGGTAAACAAAACTACTTTACACTTACAGATGCGAATAATGTGACTTATCAAATACTTTCTACAGAAGCAGGGGAAACACAGTTTGAATTGGTTCTTAATACAGTTAATTTTGCGGCAGCTAAGAATCCTATGTCGTTAGTATACAATAACGGAATAACGGTTGATAACCTCGTACCTGCTCTAACTGTTGTATCAGATAATGTACATTTTGCTATTCCAAACACTACCTTACCATTCGAAGCTTTGAAAGAACCTCCTACAGGTCATGCTAGCGAGAACATCTCAGTTAACGATGTATCGGTAACGTTCATAGCTACTCAGGTTTATTATAGAGATAGATACGGTATAGAGAATATTTCAGCCAACAGCAACATGGTCTCAATTGTTGTTACTAATGTTGGTACAGAACCACTATAAGGAGGTAAGAAGATTTATGAAAGTAATTCAAAATGTTTCAATTCATAATAAGTTTGATATTGAAGTTAGGGACGCTATAACGGGCGAACTTAAACAAGAAGTAACCGCATATAACATAGTTCTTAATGCTATGTGGACTAGGCTAGTTAACTTCAATTCATACTTTACTAACATTCACTTTGGAACTGGTAATGGTTCATTAGACCCTACCCGTACCACGCTGTTTACCTGGTTAGGACAGAAGGCAGCAACTAATACAGAAGTAATTAAAGAGTTACCTGTATCCAGCTGGAGACGACAAATAGTTCTAAACCCAGAGGAATTTGTAGATCAGAACTTAACTGAGGTAGGTATAGCATATGGAACAGGCTCTTCTAACCTTGTTACGCATGCAATGCTTAAAGATGCTGAAGGAAATACTATAAGTGTTTTAAAGACCGCCACAGATGTTGTAACTATATTTGCTACGGTATTTGTTACATTCTCTTCAGACAATGTAGAACTATGTGGAATGCCTAATAACAATCCATTAGTAAACTATCTTGTAGGGGGTTCATCTTTCCCAACATGTTACTTTTATGTAGGACCATCAGACTTACCTACGTTTGAAACAAGTCCTGGTAACGGTGCTGCTGAAACGTTTGGAACATCTGGGTCAGTATCAAATGCCAACTGGATAAAGAACGCATCTACAAAAACAGTCGTTACCCCTGCAGTACGTTTTGGAACCAATACAGGTAATGGCGATATTATGGAAGCGAGTTTTGGCTCAGGAACAGGGAGTCCGTTATTTAGAATAACGCTACCATTGACTGGAGTCTTTACGGGACAGCCTTATGAAGATGTTCCTGTTGGAGTCGGCGACGGGGCGCAGAAAGACTTCTTACTTCCGTCAAAGAATATTAAGCAGGACTCAATAGTAGCAAAGGTAAATGGTACTGTGACCGAGGCGGTGCTGAAGCAAGTAGGTCGGGCATTCAACTTTAAGTTAAATAACCCAGCAACACTGCCCGGGAACAACTACGGCTATGGAGTCGCACTTACACCTGACGGCTCGGTATTAGCGGTAGCACACTCTGGCTCCCCGTACATCACAACCTATGACTGGCTAGAAGGAGCATGGGTCAAGAGACCTAACCCAGCAACACTGCCCACTAACAACGGCTTTGGAGTCGCACTTACACCTGACGGCTCGGTATTAGCGGTAGCACACGAT